TTTCAGCTAATATTGGCATTCCATAAAACGAACATGCCATTAACACATCTTCAAAAAATATTTCAGCGGTTTGAGGTCTTGCAACGTATTCTAAAAAAAACTTATTAATAGGTACATCACTAACCATTGAAAAAGTAGTTAATCCATGCAGTGCTCCGTTTGAACCACCACCTCCTACTGTTCCTGATATGTCATATGAGTCACAACCAAAAGCACCTAACCCATCATTACCAGGATATTTTATACCATTTTTTTCTATTATATTGTTTTGTAAATGCTTAGGTGGAATCCAGCTTAATTTAAATCTGCCTTTTTTTTGTGGTACCCAAATTGCTTTTGAATCTTTAATACCTTTTTCCCAACTAAAATTACCTTGTGTAACATGTCCCTTAGACGTCATCTCTTCATTAAAATCTATTTGCTCATATATCTTAGTAAGATTAAATAATGAATTTAATGTTTCATCTCTAAATGCATGCTTTTCTGAACGAGGAAATTGTCTATAATATTCGTTTAAACTATCAGAATCATTTTTTAAACCTTCAACCTCGTTTTCCCAATGCTCAATAACTCCTGTGTATATTTTTTCACCATCAATTCCTTTAATCGCTTCCTGTGGGCTATTGAAGACAGGATAACCATACTTGTCAATAAATCCTTCGTAGCCCCATTCCATAGGTAAGAACAAAGCATATAATCCGCTTGAAGTCTGACCATTGCGATTTCTTTTTGTAACGTCTGAGTCATAGTAAAGTTTTTTAAAATTATCTCCACCTTTATTCAAAGCGTTAGACGTTGATCCCATCATACACTTACCTACAATTTTTGAACCTAATCGCAAGCATGTTTTAGTTACTCTCCAGTTATTTAAAATATTATCCGGACGCTCCCACTTCCCTGATTCATCATGTACCAAGAGTTTAAGTTTTTCTCCATCATAGGAGTTGTCCCCGGTGTTTTTCCAGTCAATAGTAGTGTCAAGCCCTTTCCCAATTTCAACCTCTTCTGTGTCTGTGCTTTTAAGTGAATTCCTTGTAAGCTTTCTTGATGGTACTTTATAAGAGATTTCTGTTTTTGGTCTTTCCATCCCATCTTGTATTGGCTTGAAAAAGAACGGGTAATTTGTGGATATTGGTACAATCTTATCAGTAAACATTTTTTTAGCATCTGCCCCTGTCTTTGACAACACACCAAATCTTGAATCTTTAGTAGTCGTTGCAATGTTAACTGCTTCTGAGCTTGCCATGAAGGAAAAACCAGACCGTCTGTTTTTGAGATAGCACATTCCATAACATCTAGGGTCTGCTTTGCATGCTTCCCAAAAATAAAAGAATATTTTGTTTGCTTGTCTAAAGTCGGGTGCACCCACATCAATTTTTGTCCAATTAAGATACATATAGTGCGATCCTGTAAGGTAGGTTTTTGTGCCGTTACACATAAACCAGTAACCATCATTACGGCGATCAAACTCTTCGTTAATATACTTATAATATTTTTCTTTAACATTTTCTTTATTGAGCTTGAAATCATATATACTTTTTATTCTATTTAAAGATTCAGGCCTTTCCCTTTGTGTAAATACTTGATCTTCTTTTTTAATTTCAGATCCATATACTTTATTAGGAATTTTAGGTATTGCTATCTTTAGGCCTTGGATTTCATATATATTACCTATAGTACCGTCTTTACTTATTACTACACAATCTAAATCCTCATTATATCCGTAATCGTATTTTTTATGTTTGTTTTTATTTTTTACTTTTTTATCGTCTAAATGGTCTGTATGAATTGAATATAAACTTTGTTTGTACATTATTTAATTCTATCTTCTACACCTAAAAACTTTTCAGATTTTTTTTCTTGTTTATCTTCAGATAATTGTTCAATTTTTTCTACAATCTTTAATGAGTCATCAATTGCAACCCATTTTGCTTGTGCTGCTATTTTAGCTTTTTCAGGATCTAATTCTTGTAAATTTATTTCTTGTCTAATAACTTTTTCAAGTTCTACTAAAGCTTTTTCAGCAGCATCAATAATTCTTTGTTTTCTCGCCATAATTTATGCTTATATAATTTGATAAAATTCTGTACAATTTTTGGCCATCTATATTAAACTCGTATTCAGAATTAGGTTTAAACCCCACCAGGTCGCCTTCGGATAGCCCTAAACTCTTTAAATACTTATTGCTATACACAAGCACTCCTTGTAATTCTTTTTCTTTTAAACCGTCCCATTTTGATTCTTCAGTTATTGGCTTAACAAAACAAAATTTATCAAAACAATTCCATTTACTTCTTCTTTTGTAAGCGAATACTTCTTCTGGTGATACTATATATTCATTTTCATTTATGAACGCAGATGAATTTTTTTCAATACCTCTTATATCGTACCATCTTCTAAATACATTATGATGCAAAATAACTTTATCACCTTTTTTTGCTGGCGTTTTTATAAGCAAAGGCGTTGCTATTATAGTACCTGTTCTATTAACAAATTGATAATCTCTTTCTGTAATTTCAGTATTTAAGATTAATTCTTTGTCTTCTATTTTTGTAGAGTTATTGTACCTATTATCACACTGAATGATATAATTGTATACTGAGTGCAATTTAATAATCTAAATTATACTCTACTGAAATAGCCATATTATTATTAAAATGCTTCCAAGGTAATATCTCGTCATTTTTTTTAATAAATATTTTATAGCAATTTTCTTCTTGTAATATATCACATATTGTATGTCCACCATAAACCTCTTGACCTACAGAATAATGCATTGCTTCATTCTTGTAATCTTGGCCAATAGATATTTTTCTAATTAATTTCATTAAATTTTTATTAATATGTCCAAATTGTTTTTTCAGGAGCGTTTGGATAACCAATTCCTAAATGTATAAATCCTTTTTTTCTACTAATACCTATTCTAGTAAAACCTACTTCAATAGCGGCTTTAACTAATCTAAATGTTTTACCACCACTGTCGCTTACAATATCAACTGCCGCGCCGTATGAGTGTTCACCGGGCTGTTTTTTTGCTGCTTCTATTGGGTGTTCAGGGCTTCTATAGCTCGATGTAATTTTAATAGGATAGCCGTAAATTTCTCGCATTTCATCTAACATAGATAAAAGCTTTTCATCCATCATATCAAAATTACTAAATTCAGATTTATTAAAATATTTCATTTTATTTTTTTAATTTCTGTGTTATACCTATAATAGTATAAACGATAGTTAAAACTAATACTACGGTTTGTAGCATTGGGTTTATGTCCGGCAGAAAAGAAAATGTTATTCCGCTTACGGATATTCCGTAAATTTTTAAATCACTCATTATTTATGTTTGCTGTTTCCAAATACTTTTTCTACTCCGCGCGATCCAAAATAACCTCCAATTACAATAGTAAGAAGACCGGTTATAGAATCTAAAGGGTAGCCCATATACCAGCCGGCTACGTAACTTACTGTTAAAAAAACTAAAGTTAAAGGACGGACATTTGCGGCAAGCCATGACCCTGAAGTTGCATCTGCAACCCAGCGCCTTGTTGTGCCATCTATTTCAGCTCTCTCAATATCTAATTTTTTAAGCGCAATTTTTTTATCGGCTTCTGACATATCAGAGCCACCAATTATAGCCTGTATTACAGACCCAACAGGTGTATCACCCGCTATTGAGCCAACGACGTTAGGAATTTTTTCTAATAAGAACTTCCCAACGCCGGTATCTTTAAAACGTTTTTTAGCCATATTTAATTTTATTTAAATGCCATATATAAATAGGTAGTCCCAGAAGCGTTTAAATCTGTCCAAGCACTACTAAAGTCTACTTCAAAAGTGGTAGCTGTAGTAGTAATAACCATCCCATCATAAGCTGTTCCAGTTGTGTCATATTCCACATTATTTAAATTTGCATATAACATTTTTGGAAAAGCTGTTGTGCTGCCCGCCCTTACAGCATCAAAAATATACCAACCTCCTGTACTAGAAGTTTTTTTAATAAGTACCCAAGACGGTCTAAATCCAACCGTTACAGAAGGGCCTGTTGTACTTGCATTCCCGGTATACGTTCCTATAGAACTATATCCAGCTACAGAATGCCAGCAGTATGTAATTATATTATCAACAGAGCCATAGTCGGTTGTAAAAACGCTTGATGTTGGTGCTGCTTTTGTAGAATTATATTTTGAATCAGTTCTATCAAGTGCCACATAATCTAAGCTTCCATCAATAACAGTGGTATATGTCCACCAAGAGGCAGAAGTGCCAAGTCGCTTTGTAATATATAGTTTAGGTGGTAAAGAAAGGCCGTGCCCTACTGTATCACTTGAATTAGTTGTGCTTGTATACTTCACAATACTAAACCCAGCTTCTGGATTAACACTAACCAAACTTGTAATATTTCCATCTTGGTTTATAGTAGGTAAATTTCTATCATGGTCTGCAGCTTTCCAATTCCATGAAACATAGTTTTCATTTAAAACATTTTGATTGCCTGTGGTCCCAAGTGTAAATCCATCTGTATTAAAAGCTGTTAATGAGTTTTCTGTAAAATCCCGATTAGGAAGATCACTAGAAATACCTTTTGTTGCACCTCT